GTCTGATGGTGTTGTAGAACTATTGAAAGGACTATTAAATGGAAGAATATAAGAAGAGGATTTGTGCTGGCATCAGTATGGTGCTTGAGAAATCTGAAAAGATTGGTAGAGAAAAAAGAGAATGGTCTTTAGAGGAAGTAGGAGAGATGTCTGATATCGTTAAAGATATGGCAGAAGCTTTGAAAGACATTGCTAAAACACACTACTATCTGTCTGAGCACTCAATAGAAAAATTCTAGTCTTTAAAGTTTTGTATGCTAATAGGATTTAAAAGGTATGCAAAACATTTTAACAGATGTGAAAACAACTATTGATACAGTAGAACAAATAAACAGCATAGGGATGACACATGGGTTGACGGCTATTTTAGCTTTCATACTTGGTGTCGTCTCTTTTGTTGCATCTATGTGGAGTGTTTTTAGAAAGCTAGATAAAAGAATTGATGAGCGTATTGATGCTAGGATAAAACCTTCATTAATTCTTCTGCAAGATACTGTAAAGATTGTTAAAAGTTTAGAAAAGAATACTGCAGAGATGAATGCAACCTTATCCATCCTTAGAGATATTATGATATCCCACAAAAGAACTTGACAGATTTTAGTGTTTATGATATAATAAAGACATAGGAGAAGTACATGAAACAAACATTATTAGAGATGGTACAGAGAATACTTGAGGCTATTGATGGACAGATGATAGAGTCCATTGAAGATACTCGTGAAGCTATGCAAGTTGCTAGATGTGTTAAAGAAAGCTACGAACATCTGCTGTATACTAGAGACATTAAAGCTAAAGCAGATCTTGTACAGCTCCATTCAAAATCCAATCTAGAACTTCCAACAGTATTTGAAATTAATGATGACATACAACAGATAAATCTATTCAAATACTATGATGCAGATAATGAAAGATATGTTGACTTAACTTGGTTAGAGCCTGAGAAGTTCATTGATATGTGTCTTGGGAGAAATCCTACAAAAGAAAATGTACAGAATGTGAAAGACCCTTCATCTGGTATTAGATACAATGTGTATAATGACAGGGCTCCACAATACTTTACAAGCTTTAATGATAAAGAATTTGTATGTGATGCTTTTAATAAAGAAGTTGAACACACTCTAATGGAAGAAAGAACTGTTGTGTATGCTATCAAGGCTCCTGTATTTGAACTTAATGATACTTTTATTCCTGATTTAGCAGAACAACATTTCTCTTTATTGCTTTCAACAGCTAAGGTTCAGGCTGCATATGAGCTTAATAAAGTCTTTGATCAGCTTGAGAATAACAGAGCAATGAAACAGAAAGTAACAGCTGATAAGCATGCACAACGTGTAAGAGGACAGGACGGTACCACATGGAAGAATCGAAAGAGGAATGGAAGGGTTATTTAATAGTTAGATGCGGGAGATTCTGGAAGGTTCTTAATGTACATAGCTATATCGGAGGATCTTTCACAATGCTTGATAAAGCCCGTGCATACATAGATGCTATTACTGTAGATAAGAACCATAAAGAATTTAAAAGAAAACTTAAAGAGATTAGAAAAGAACCTAATATCGCTAAAAGAACTAGGGAATATAAAAAACTATGCCAGACTCACAAGTCTTTATAGCACCTTTTATTGGTGGATTGAATACTGAAACAAGCTCTATTCAAGATGCTCCTCTGAATACTTCTGATGAACTTAACTGTTCAATTTATCCTGAAGGTATTAGAGGTAGACGCTACGGTATTACAATCGAAAGAGATGGACAAAGCTTTGAAGTGCCTGAAGAGACTCAATCATCTTATTCAGGATTCTATTGGAAGAACGTAGGAAAGACTGCTAAAGATCTTATTGTACAGCAGGCAGGTTCTCATTTGTATTTCTATGATGCTAGTACCAAACCCTTCAGTAAAAGTAAAGAGCCTGATTCAGTAGACTTATCAAAGTATGTAACAGATACTGCAAACTTCTACAGCTATCCAGTAAACTATTCTTCTGGTGATGGTAAGCTAATGGTTGTGTCTAAGTATATGAAGCCTTTATATATATCTTATGACTTTGATAATCAAGAATTTAAAGTAGATATCATAAGCCTTAAGTACAGAGACTTAGAAGGACTTGATGATGGTCTTAAAGTAGATGCACAACCTACTGATTTATCTGATGAACACGAATACAATCTTTTAAATCAAGGATGGACACGTCAACAGATAGAAGCATTCCATACAAAGGTCTCTAGATACCCTTCTAATAACCTTCAATGGTTTATTGGTAAGGATGATTCAGGTGCTTTTAATACAGAGAAACTATTAGCAACTTACTTTGGAAATACACCAGCTCCTAAAGGACATTACATACTTGATTACTTTGATAGAGATAGAGGGTCTGCATCAGGTATTCTTTTAGGAACTGCTAGACAAGCTTCCTACAGTCTTAATCAGAACTGGGGATACTCTTCTAGAAGTTGGCATGTGTCCCCTATTCGTAATATATCTGTAGTTATTCCTTCATCAGTAGGTACTTCAAAGACCTGTGTAGTAAACTTCTCAACATTAATTACAAAGCTTGCTAAAGCTTCTTTAGGTACCTATAGAGGTAATGCAAGAATGAAGATATGGGGTCTTAAAGAAGGTAACTGGATTGAAGTATTCTCCGATGTACACTATTTCTCAGGCCCCGAAATATATACTTTAGAATATCCTACTAATGATACTGCATATGAACAGTACAAATTCACTGCAGAGTTTTATGATGGAGCTACTACAAGTGATGCAGGAGGTTGTCCTACACAGTTAACAGTATCTTTGCAGCTAGCTATTACAGAAGATGGTAACCCTTTCCCGTACACTCACGGACTTGATATGATTGCTGATGTAGCTTACATGTCTGGTAAATACTTTTATCTTTCTGGTGATACTGTGTTATTCTCTCAGACCATTAAAGAGGATAGTAGTGGCTTTGATAAATGCTATCAAGATGCTGATCCAACTTCTGAAGAGATATCAGATCTTTTACCAACTGACGGAGGCTATGTAAAATTTCAAACAATGGGTGATGGTATAGCCTTAGAAGTATTTAATAGAGGTGTGATAGTCTTTGGTAGAGATATTGTGTTTGGTCTTATCAGTCCCTCTACAGGTAGATTTACAGCTACTGAATATGATACTGTAGAGCTATCCAGAGCAGGTATTATAGGTCCTAGAACAGTTGTACAAGCTAATAACGTAGTCTACTACTGGTCTCCTTTAGGTATCTTTTCTATAGGCATTAACTACAATACCGACAATATCTTAACAGCTTCTAACATCTCTCAGAATACTATTCAAAGTTTTTATAATGATCTTCCTAAGTATTCTAAAGAACACTGTCAAGCTTCCTTTGACTACGTTAATAACAGAATTTACTGGTTCTATCCTTTAGATGTAGAAGATCTTTCAAAGCTTAATGGTTGTCTTGTGTATGATCTTACATATAATGCTCTCTATCCTTTAAAGATATCTGATGGAGGAAAAGTAGTAGCTGTGTTCAATACTGTTGACAGCTTTGAAATTCAACCTACACAATATGTAAGAGCTAATGGTGCTCGTGTTATAGCAGGTGGTAAATATGTAATAGCACAAGAGCAAGTAAATGACTACAACAGATATGTAGCAATACAACACAATATCATTACAGAAGATGGTAAGTTATCTTTTGGAGACTTTAATAGCAGAGAGTTTATTGATTGGGATACTAATGGATACGATAGTTATATGGTGTCTAAGCCTATTGTGTTGCAGGATACATACTTGAATAAGCAAGTTCCAATACTTCAAACATTATTTAAGAGAACTGAAGAGAGAGAATTAAGAACACCTAGAACATACTTAGCAGCTTCTGGTGCATATTTAAGAATGAGATGGGGCTGGTCAATGGATTCTAAAAGTAATAGATGGGATCTTATTCAGAATTCTTACAGACCTCAAAAGGATTTCTTGAATGATGAATACGTAGAATCTAGAATACATGTAAGAGGAAGAGGTAAAAGCTTTCAAATAGAAGTACGTAATGATTCTAATAAAGATTTTAAATTAGCTGGCATTAATTTATTAGTGAGACAATAATGGGAATATATAGTAGTGGTAGTAAATGGAGAAGGAGAGCTCAAGGTGCTGAAGCTGAAGCAGTAGCTCTACAAAAGGAACAGCAGTATGAAGAGTTTGGTAGAAACTTGTTAGCTAATATCAGACAGGAAAGACTTGCTAGAGCAGAGCTTGCTACAACCAGTCAATCAGATTTTGCTACATCTTCTTCAGCTATTGGAGCTATGTCTAATATTGACAGTTCCTTAGCAGGTGAAATGGGATACTCTTATCAGTCCTCATTAAGAATGCAGAGGATCTCTGATCTACAACAGCAAGCTAATGAATATTATAAGAAGTATCAGAAGCAACAGAGAACAAGATCATTGGCTTTCCAAACAACTGGTATAGTAGCTGGAGCAGCTGCTGGAGGATTGTTGGCACCAGTTGGAGCAGGTCTTGGAGGTGCTGCTGCAGGTGCTGGAATAGGTCAAGGTGTAGGCCAAGTAGCTACTGGAGATTATGCTACAGGTGTTTCTAATATGCTTCAAGGTGCTTTCAGATACGCAGGCTTAAGAGGCAAAGCACCTATTAATATTCCGGTTGATAACTCTAGATACCTTAATGCTTCTACAGGTGGTGTTGGTTCAAGATCTAATGTAAGTAACTCTAATGGGATTTGGATATGGAAAGATTAACTTTAGGAAATGCTGCAGAAGAATCACGTGTAAACTTTAATGTAACTTCTGAAGATATGCCACAGTCTCAGAGAGAGCGGGAATATGAACTGCAACAGAGAGCTGGTGTTAGTCCTTCAGCAAACTTTAAAGGAGTAAGAGCACAGTTAGCACAGCGGCAAGTAGCAGATGAATTAGATATTCTTTATAGAGCTTCAGAGAGTGCTATGTTAGAAGGTGCAGAGCCTGCTAATGTTACTGAAGCAGTACAAAACTATGCATTAAAAGCTTCTGTGGATGATGAAGATATATCTTTAGAGAGAGAAGCAGCAATAAACAGCATAGCAGAAGCTTACAATGAAGATGAGCAGACGGCTATTAATGCTGCTAATAGTGCATTTACAGAAGATCAGCTAGATGCATTAGCCAAAGCAGAGATTATTGAGAGCTGGAGACAGAAGAATATAGAGAAAGCAGAGAACTCAAGAGACTGGAAACGCTTTGGTAAGATGTTGAGCAATCCTTTAGAATACAAACCTGAAGCAGGAGATTTAGATACTCTTGCATATGCTGGTGAAACTGCCATAAGAACTCTTATACCTGCATTAGGTGCTAACATCTTAGACAGTAATGTGTTCCCTTTTGGTAAAGAGTCTGCAATAGAGCTTTCATCAGATACTATCAGAAATAGACAGAAGAAATATATCTGGGATTATGCCAATTCTCATAGCCAACAAGAGCTTAAACAGTTCCTTGATCAGGTAGATGAGTATATGTGGAAGAAATCTTGGGCTGGTCCTGCCACTATTAATGCCTTTATGCAAGAATTTAACACCAATCCCAATACTCTTAATGACTTCTTTGGAGGATTTGAAGTAGCTACACCAGTTATTAGAGCTGTTAATAATTCTATTAGAGCTGCTAAAGCTGCTGGTAAAGTAACACAAGCTAAGACAGGTATCATCACAGCTGTTAAAGAAGGTGATAGAGCTGCAGTAGTTGAGGAGTATGTGTTACCTAATGCTCTTAAACCTTTCCAAGGCAGTATGACTACAAGTTACAGCAAGAAAATAGAGGCTGAAGTAGCTGATGTACTGGCTGATAGAGAAGCTATGGAGATCATTAATAAGACTAGAGCGGCTGGTGTTATGGATGATGAAGAACTCTTTGTAAATAGAGAATTGTTTAAGGAAAACTTCAAAGCACTCTATGGTAAAGAGCTTAATGATCTTGCAGATGTTAATGCTATAGATCTTGTACAAGGTCCTTCAGGAGAAACATTAGTAGCTGTTGATATTGGTACAGGTATGGATGGTAGTCATGCAATGGATGAAGCAGCTGCATACTTTAAAGCTAAGAAACTTGGATTGCCTGAAGGAAGCTTTACTGTAGCTCACACAGATGGCGAAGGCTTCTTCATTAGATATATGCAACCTTTAAAAGATGAAGACTTTACACCTATTGAAGGAGCTATTAAAGACTTCAAAGCTAAAGGATTTACTCGTATGTTCGCTGGTGCTGGTATAAGTACTAGCAAAAGATTTCAAGAAAGAGTTGTTGAAGCCGCTAGAAAAGAAGTTGTATTAAGAGCAAAGCTTGATGAGAAGTATGGTAAGTCTCTCAGATCTCTTAATAAGCATGAAGCTGATTCTTTAGATGATTTATACGTTAAGGGCCAACAAGCTAATGAAGGTAAAGGTGCATGGTTTTCACCAGATCAATTAGAAGATATGGGTGTATCTGAAAAAGTTAAGAAAGCCTACTATGACTTTAAACACTTATCTGATGCAGACTACATCATTAATAACGATAAGCTTGTAAGAACTTTAACAAGAGAAGGTTATCAGCTGTATGGAGATAACATCATAGGCAAGCGTATTAACATTGATGATATCACTGAAGATGTCTATGATACTATGAAAATCAAAGACTTAGATACAACTAAGATGCCCTTTGAAGACTTTAAGAATCTTGCAAAAGATAAAGTAATTGTTAAAGGTCTCAGTATTTCAAGCACTAAAGATAACTTTAATTACGCTTTGATTAATCCTGAAGAGCTTAAAGAAGGCCCATTGCCTCGTTTCTTATTGAACTATCAAGGTGGTGGAAGACGTGCGTATACTTTTGGCAATATGTATGTGCAGAATGGTAGAACTTTTTATGGTAATAAGAATATCTATAATGGCCCTGCTAAAACCTTAAGAGCTGGTACAAATAGAAAAGCTTTGCAACAGTATGTAGATGAAGGCAATAGAGCTATTAGAATCTACAGAGCTGCTAAAGAAGATGGTGACATTGCAACAGCTGCTAGAAGAATAGCACAAGCACAGTTCAAGTACTTTAATGTTGAAACTTGGGAAGACCTTGACAATATTATGAAGACCTTTATAGATCCTTCTCATGACTTGCAACTGCTTGAAGAAGGCGGTAAGTATGTGTACAACAATACTTTAAAGAGTATTGATCAAGCTGGTGTTAGTTCTACTGATGCTCTCTATGAACTTGCTAGGGCTAGAGATAGATACTTTAATGAACGTGGAGCTTTGTTAGACTCCTTAAATGGTGATCACGCTCCTATCAAAAGTATCTTTGAGATCTATGATAAGACTCTTGCCAAAGCTGCATACACTAATACTATTGATGAAGCTGAACAATGGATGGCAAAAGAATTTGATAGAAACTTTAGACAGTTTATTGATACTCGTTACTGGGATAGTACTGGTAAAACTTCTTTAGATACTCTTAGAGATGCCCCTTTAATGAAGATAGATGAAGCTCCTGAAGGTATGAGAGATGGTATCAGAGCTGCTATGCGTTTCAGAGATCGTTACAATATCTTTGCTATGGCTGAAACACCAGCTGATAAATACATTAAGCATGTCTTAACCTGGACTGCAAGAGGCTTGAGCAATGTTGGTGAGAAAATAAGCATACCTAGAGATGCTAAAGCATGGCAGAAGTTAGCTGACACAAGACCTGATCAATTTATGACAGGCATTGGTTTCCATTTTGCTATGGGCATATACAATACTGCACAGTTTATGAAGCAGTCTTTTGGTGTTCTTACTAAGCTTGCAATTCATCCTGTTCATGGCTCTCATGCATTGCTAGCATCTCCCTTTGTATCTATGGCTTATGCTTTTAAAGACTCCAATAAGTTTATGAAAGAGACAGCTAATGTTTTGAACAGACTTATTGGAATTTCTAGAAAAGATCTTGATAGATTCTTCGAGTATTGTGATTGGTATGGTTCTTTTAAAGTACAGGATCTTAGACCAGGTATGTCAAGAGAGCATGCAGATATGCTAAGACGTGCTAGATTTATTACTAAGAACTCTACAATGTTTGCAAATGCTGGTAACAAGATAGATTACTTTGTATCAGATCTTACATCGTTCTTATCAAATCCTAAAGCATCATTTGCAGAGATTGCACAACACTCTGATGATCTTTATATTAACATGAGTAGGTTTGATATCAGTAAGATGCAGGCTTCTGCTGGTGTTTTGCAACAGTGGTTAACATATCCTGCACGTATGACTGAAGCATTATTCAATACAAGACTTACTAAAGCACAACGTATAAGACTTGCAACAAGTCAGTTAGCTTTATGGGGTGTTGGTGGAACTCTTGGAGCTGAAGTAGGATTGAATGCCTATAGATTCTTTACAGAGAATACAGATATACCTGAAGAAGTAGCAAATGATATTAGTAATGGTCTATTAACAAATCTTGCTAGGGCTCATGGCTATGATCTTCAAGAGGGTCTGGGTTTATTAGATACTATCGATACTTACTTCAATATCTTTAATACAGATAAAGGTCTGTTAGAGTTGAATATGCCAGGTCTTAAGACAGGAGGACAGCTTGCATCAGTTTATAACGCTGTTAAAGAAGTCTTTGCACCTGCTACGGATGTGCCCAGTCTTAATACATGGCTTGTTAATAGAGCTTCTGATAGATCTGCACCAGCATCATTAAGAAACATCTCCAATGCTGTATTAGGTGCAAAGACAGGACAGATGTATGATAGCAATAGACAGCTTATAAGAGACAATGTGAGTACTCAAGATATTGTTATGCGTCTCATAGGCTTTAAAGATATTAATGAAGAGCGTGTACACCTTAATAAGTATGTGCTTAGAGACTATAGAGAAGAAATATCAGAAGCAGCTAAAAGTCTTAAACCTTTTATGGATCAGTTAGTAGACTATAGAAGCATGGGCAAGTATGAAGACTCTGCTGCTATGACTGATGACTACTGGAAAGTATGGGAGAACTATAAGAAAGCCTTTGGTGAAGCTAAATCAAAGATCACATACAATCATTTAGAGTATCAGAATGCAGTTGACTTTGATCTTACACAGGCTGTAGAGAAATTCTATAGACTTCCTACAACAACTGCTGAAGTGTCTGAGAAAAATATGCAGGATGTCACAGGTCTTAGAAAAGTTATTAGAGATTATTTGTTAATGAAAGAAGGACAAAAGTAATGGTACAAATGGCAGATCAAAATACTCGTATCAATGGTAGATATGCTCCTACAGTAAACTATAGTGCAGCTGTAAAAGCTCCTACACCTACTCCTAGAAATATTCCTAAGTATAAGGCAGATGTTAATATAGATCTGTCTGGACTTGGTAGAGCTATTGAAGAGCTTACTAAAACTAAACCAGACTATAATGGATATGTGCTAGCTGTTGATGAAATTGTACAAGGACAGAGACAGGGCAGATATAACTATGAGCAAGCTGAAACACGTATTAGAGCTTTAACTGATCAGTACATGGCTCAAGGTTATGATGCATTAGAGCTTGCAAAGAGACGTGAGAAGTTTGATGGAGGTTTGTATGCTCTGTCACAGCAACAGCAAAAGATTATTGCAGACCATGAGACAAAGAGACAGACTGCTGAAATAGAAGAGTTCAGAGCTGCCAATGATTATGCTAAAGGGTGGACTGATAGTAGAGTTAAGATGTTCATTGAAAGATCTAATCATATTCAAGACACTGTTAATTACTATAACACAGCTCTCAGTGATATGGGATTGTCTGATGAAGATAGAGAGAAGCTTACTGTAGAACGTGATAAAGCTTTTGATGAGCTTGGTGTTCTTAATATGCATAGGATTATCCAGAATAAGTTGAATGCTGGAGAAGAGATTACTCAAGAGTTCTTTACAGACTTAGGTAATATGGTAGTACAGCAGGGTGTTGCTAATGGTATGGACTATAGAGAAGCTACCCTTAACAAAGATGCTATGATGCGTTCAATGGATGTAGGTACTCTTATGCAGAACAAGTATAAGGATATTGTAGACAATACAGAAGCTATGAAGAAAGCTATGAACTACCTTGATGCAGGTACTCAGCAAGCTGTAAGAAGCATCCCTGAAGGTGCTTTAATGTACAACATTCCTCATGAGGTTATTCCATATCTTAGACAAGGTAATGAAAACTTCTTATCACAGTTTGCTAATAAAGTCTATAACACAGATACAATAGATAATCAACAGTATCTCTTAGGTCAACCTATTGATAGAGCTATTGACAAAGGTTCTATTCAGGTATCCTCTACAGTTCTTAAAGCTAACTTAACAGATAGTAACTATCCTTTATCATTGCTATCAAGACAAGCTGTTGTATTCTCTCAAGATTCTGTAGACTATAATGGTGACCTTAAGAACCTTACACCTGATAAAGCTAAAGTAGTGTCTAAGAATGCTAATGATATACTTGGTATTTTAAAGGATCCTGCATTAGCTAGAAGAATGCAACAGGCTGAACCAGATCTTAAGAAGCGCTATGAAGATAACACACAAGCTATTGAAGGTGCTAAAGCTTATGCAGATGCTATCATAAAAGATCCTACAGCTGTTGATAACTTGAATACCTTAATCAATTCTTTTCAAGCTGATAGATTGCGCTATGATGAATCCACTGGTAACCTTGTTATGACTGAAGAAGGAGCTTTCAACTGGAAAGATGCAAGCACTTACCTGCCTTCATTAGCTGGTGCAGTTGGTAGAATCTTTAGCAATGATGAAACACTAGCAGAAGTAGATAAGTTTAACAGTTCTTTTGCAGGCATATCTCCTACAGCTCGTAAAGGTCTTATTAATAACCTCTCTAATGGTGCTGTAAAGCCTCTAGCAGCAGGAGAAAAGGTTGTCAATAGGGAAGATCAAAGCTTATTCAGTAAGGCTGTAGGAGGGCTTAGAACAGGCGCTACGAATACTTTAAAAGAAGCAGAAGCATTGATGAAGTTTGCTGATAGATTGGAGCAGTCTGTTAAATCTGCTGAAGCTACTGGTGCTGTTACTGAAGAAGGTAAACTAAAGAGAGATAGAAAAGCTATAGCAGAAGCAAGAGCAAAGGCACAAGAGCTTAGAGGATCTGCTAAAGTATCTGGTTCTATTCCTATTGCAGGTGCTTCCTTAAGACCTATTGAAGATTCTGATGGACAGCTTACACCAGATATGTATGAGGATGTTCAACAGGTAGGTAAAGATAAAATAGATATACCTGCTAAGCCTAACTTAAAAGGTATCATAGACAAGAACAGTCCTGCATATAAGAATGTTGAGAATAGAATAAAAGATATTGAAAGCTCTATTGCAGAGATGGATAATGCTGATAGAGAGTATGATGCTAATGAGTATCTAAAGCTTTCAACAGAACGTAGAGTACTCTTACAGCTATTGGATAGAATGGAGGAGTAAATGTGGAAGTTTATAAAGAAACACAGAAAGAAAGTAGCAGCTGCTATAGGTGTCATTGTAATAGCTGGTGTAGCTTTTGTATATCCTGAGCATGCTGAGACAGTTGCTAGAGCTTTCTTAATTGTTATAGGAGCACTATGATATGAAGGCTGTAATAGTTGCTATTGTATTAGCAGTACTTTTAGGAATAACTATTAAAGATAATATTGAAAAGAGAAATGAAATAGGTGAACTTAAAGAATCTATTACAGCCTTTAATAATGCTGAGAAGAAATCTATTAAGACTATCACCAAGATAAGAGAAGTAGTAAAGAATGTTAAAGAACCATGTGATTGTTATAATCAGTCTCTTCCTGATGATGTTATTAAGCTCTTGCAAAAGCTCTAATGTTATCAAAGAAGAATGCTTAAAGACTTGTACAACTTATGGAGATGTATTAGATTGCTCTATAAAAATGTATAATAAGCAGTAGTATTACCTCGGCCAACCTTCTAAAGAAATTATACACTACTTTATTGCTACTGTCAAGTGTTATTTTACATAGGCCTTGCTTCTGCCATATTTAGCTAATAAGTCTGCCATGTTATTATGTATATTTTTATCTTTATAAGCTGATGAATGAGCTTTAACTTTAGCTACAGATACACCTAAGCGTCTTATTTTATAGGCCATCATCTTCATATGCATGTGCTCTATATACTGTTGATGTGTCCTTGGTTTATCTTTTATATTGTCATCAATATATTGAAGAGCTGTTTGAGAATCTGTATAGATAGTAGCATCCTTGCCATGCAATATAATAGCTGCTACATATATTGCAAACATCTCTCCGTAGTTATTAGAAGAGGCTTTTACAAAGTTACTTATGCTTCTTTCTTTAATACCTTTATTGAATACTATGCCAATCCCTGCTATATTTCTCTTAGCATCATAAGAAGAATCTGTAAAAGCCTCTATCATTTTCTTATCCTTTCATTAGATGTGCTAACTTAATAGCTCTATTACCAACTTGCTTAGCCCACATACTGTCTAACATCTCTTTAGAAGCATCCTCGTAAAGACCCTTTTTAAGGGCTGTGAGCATCTTCTTAAAAGCTTTGGTACGAGCATAGCCCATATTAAAACACATGTCTGTAAGGACGTAAAAACGCTGTTCAATTAGCTGTTTATAATCTATATCATAGTCTTTACATATTCTCATAGCATCTTGAACAGCCCTATTCCAGTCTGCATTAAATAAGTAATCTGCTTCTAACTTACTAATACCAACGTCTTCAAGATTCCTGCCATAACCTATTGTAGTTTTACCAGCAGAACATTTATAAGGCTTTAATCTTAGCCCTTCAAAGGCTTTTGTCATTTCTTTATACATAGGCAACAGCTCCTGTAACAATACCAAATACAAATCCTACAGCATACTCTCCAGGATACCACGTACCAAACTTCTTCCAGCTGTAATCATATATGAATGGTACTACAATACCGCATAAGAGATACCAAGGACTTATGAAAGACAGTGGAATCATTGGACAAGTATATCTCAGCAACATCCACAGCATATCATATTCTCTTGTGTACCATAGATCTTCAGGTACAAGCTTTTTACAGATCTTGTCAAACCATCTGTCATCATATCTATCAATAGTTCCTTCTGAAGGATTCTTATCTGTACCTATATCAAAGGCTGGACCATGCCCTCTTGACCAGAACTGGAACTGTACCCATAAAGCTAATGCAGAACCTATAGCAATAGAGTACCAGTTGTTAAAGTTCCATATAAATAAAGGCAGCATAGAAGCCAGCATAACAACTGTTTGAATACCTCTATGATTACCTAGTACAGTGTTCTTAAACTGTCCACCATACCAAGCTCTTAACAAAGCCCACCAAATACCATTAAGAATTATCATCTAACACCTCCCAGTAATATTCACATTCTTCATCTTCTTTGTAAAAGTCTGCTACAGATTGATAGTAGCTAGGCGTAGCCAAAGCTCTATAACAAGTAGAGGCCCTTTTACAGGCCTCCGAATTATGACACATACATATATCAGCCATGACTAACAATCTCACTACCACAAGAAGCATAGCCAGCTATATCAATCCAGCTATCCTCATGTCTCTCATCTGATTTAAGTCTTGCGCATTTCATAAGGATCATCATAATAGCTACATCTTCAGGATGAATAACAATAGAAGTATCGCCATCATCTAAATAAGCTGTCCAAAGCATTGCAATATTTCTAAAGTTATCTTCAGGAGATCCGTAATGTTCTTCTCTAGCACCTGTAATAATTTCTTTAGCTTTATCTAATAACTCTGTTCGCTTCATTTCTCTTCTCTCCAATAGCTTCATAAACTTCATCAAGCAATTCCATAATTTCACCCATGATTCTATAGCAGTCATCAAGCTTTACATTGTCTAGCTGTAACATATCATGACCATACATATCTTCTTCAGCATCATAGAATATTTCAGTAACACTAAGCGGCATCATCTGGTGTATCTCCTAAATGTGCAACAGCAGCGTCTTCACAGAAACATTTACGACTCTCAAACTCGCTGTATTTGCCTACATTATATTCTGTTGAAGGTCTTATGTAGCCCATAACGCGACTGTACACTTCACAAATAGTTCTCTTACTGCCATCTTTAAAAGTTACTGTCATGTCTCCACTAACTTCTGCAACATCATCTTCAGGGATACGATTAGCTTTTAATATCCCTCTTGCCCACTCGCTTAACATTATTCTTCCTCCATTTATCAAATTGAAATAAACAACTATCGCAACCTTTAGCAGATATAGGCAAGATAGCACCACACTTAGGACAAAGCTTTGCACAACTATTTAAGAACTTCTGTTGTCTTATTAAAAACTTTGGGATATAAGGACCCTGTGCCTGTCTGTATGCAAGCTCTGCATAGTTCTTATTTATGTTGAACACTCTTTAACTCCTTAATGTATTGCGCTATCAATAAAGCCTCTGCTCTGCCATCCTTGCTAGCTGTTAATTTATCTGCCACAGAAGGGAAGAGTTCCTTTGCCAGTTCTATTGACTTATGCTTTTTCTGTGTCTTAGTAAAAGACTTGTCAAAGACTAAACCAAAGTGCTTCTTCCATATCTGTGGCTTTACCTTTTGAAAGATACCTATAGAATACCCTACTAATTCTGCCATACCTGCTAGCTTCATAAAGGTTGTGTTAGCTTGACAAGACTGTCCAGGTCTACCACATACATCTTCAACAGCTACGTAAGTATCTTCATAAGAACCTACAAAATCTTCTAAGTCTTGTAGAAGATACCAGTATATGTGGTAGTCTTTGGACAGGTCTATAATGTGTAACACATTACCGCAATCATCTATAGCAGCTACTGCACCTTTAGCACCAGGATCTATTCCAATGTATCTATTCATTCATCAATCCTTGTATAATAATCATCTCCAGATATAAATTCTTCTTTATGCTCCAACAGTTCTGTCTTAATCCTATACAGGAGCCATTCAGTATCCTTACCAAGAATATACAGAACATCCTCGATACTATAAAGACTTGCAATACGCTGTATTAAATCCTGTAAAGACAATCTAAGTTCCTCCATATGAAAGTTCTAGACTCTGTATCAATCTCTGTAAAGCCTAAAGACCACTTATTGCGTGTTTGCACAGCCCATGTAGAAGGCTCCATCATAAAGCAAGGACATCTCATACCGAATATAGGTTTATCAAGAGCATATGAAAAGCTCTCAAAGTAATCCTTATGATGCCCATGACCAACTACAATGTCACTATGCCAGTTTTCTACAAGCTCCTGTGCAGTAGTACATACTGTATCTGATAGACCCTTATGTGCACAATGTACAAAGGTAATACCATCAATCTGTATAGGCTCTAGGTAGTCATACACAGACCAACCATTACGCTCAAAGTATTCTGCAACAGCTGTTATGCCGTTACGAACATCATGATTGCCTAGTGTAAGAACTAACCTAGGTCTATACAGTCTCTTATGATTTAATCTTTGTACTCTGTTATAGCCTTCAAAGACCTTGTTAAAGTTGCTAACAGCTCTATCAACAGCTTCCATCTCTTCTTCAAAAGTATTGACACCTCTGCTAGCAACTCTCCAAGCTTGACTATTAAAGTCTGCAACATCGCCTAAGTGAACTATTACATCTGGTTTAGCTTTTATACAGCAGTACTGTGCAAGCATATACCAAAGACTTTCAGAGTCTTCAACATTGCTTGGAGAAATATGTGTATCAGCTATCACCAGTATTTTCATAGGCTATTTACCTTCTTCTAATAATTTCTTTGTGTTCTCTACAGAGGCTTTAGTAGCCTCCATATATTTCTTAGCTTGCTCTGCTTTCTTATCTTGTTCAATCTCAATAAGTTTATCAACAGCTTCTAAGATTTCTTTCATAGATTCCTTTACAACAACAGCACCTTCTTCAAACTGCATCACAGTTCTTTCAGGTTCAGCAAACATCAGAGGTCTTTTAGTAACATCGAAATAGAATGTTGTAGGTTCTTTACCATCTGCTGTAAGCTCAATAAAAGGTCTCCATTTAGTTTCAGTAATCGTAATCAAATATCTATCTCCTTTAATATATTCAGAAGTCTATGACTTCATCTACAATAGGTTCTTTTTCAATATGTGTTAGGTACTTAATACCACTAGAATATCTAAAAGCTCTTAAGTTCTCCCAACATTTCTTTTTATAAGGACAGAATGTACAGCCTTTATCAAGACATCTGTTACCACTCTTGCCATCTGGTATATCTTGATAGCACTTAGTCTCTGGTGGTGTATCTTTAGCTAATGCAGCTTTACAATTCTCTATAAGAACTTTAGTATCTGGCATATCAAAGTCTCTATCAGGCTGATATAAACACAACTCACCAGTTACTTTATTCATTACAAAGAATGCAGGATTACCTTTACCAACTTCTTCATCGTATGATGCTATCTGTGCAAGGTAACCAAAGGGATCGTCATCAGCAAGAGAGCCTAATAAGAATTTCATAAAGCTTCTTTGACTAGCTGACTTAACATCGACAACTTCCCCATCAATGATGCTATCAATATGTCCTACGATACCGTGATGTCTTACTTCTCGTTGACAATCTTTAACATCATGACCAGCTATCTTAGCTAACCACAGTACTAATGTCTCAATAATATCTCCATATAAAAACTTCAGTCGATTATGTGGAGGCACTTCTGAAGAATCTATAGGATCTTTTAACTCATACCACAATTTCCTTAAAGGTTTCCCTATTGATGATAAGGATAAGTGGTCACGTCTTTTAGAAGACTGTGAAAGTCTGTTAATAATAGTCGCCGTTAAGGCTTCTGAAAGGAAAGAGATATCTTCTTGTTTAATATTTTCACAGTCTTCTAAAACTTTGTACACGTCCTCTACTAGACTAGATAGGTCTTTAGATGAGGTCTTCATCACTATCTACAGATGCTTCAAAGATGTCATCATCATCTCCAAAGTCATCATCACCAGAGTACTGTTTGAGTTCTACAATCTTGATTGCACCAAGACCTGCAAAAGCTCCAAACTTCTGTGTGTTATATTGATTTACTTTTACGTGTGCTACTGTACCATTGCCAATCTGTGCAAGTTCTGCATCAGTCATTAGTCTTTTGATACCTTTATCCATAGTATACACACGAGGTTTAACAGTAGACTTAAGAGTGATAGTAACTTCTCCATCTTTCTCTTTAAGCTTCTGCCGTTTACTCATAACACCCTCAATAAGTTTTTTATTAGTTTCATCAAGGACTACATCAACTTGATATTTGTTTGATGCAAACTCTCCTTGTGAATTAGGCTTATCTAAATAAGACCATTTAAGTTTAACGTTCTTCAACAATACTTCATTTGCCATTAGTTTCTCCTTACAAATAAACTATACCAGACTATCTCTGATTTGTCAAGTTACTTTTTATAATAATTTGTTGCTTAACTCTATTGCCTTCTAAAGTACTTAATCTATTCTTTAACTTATTTGTATAGATTCTATCCTTCTCTGTGTAGGCTCTTCTATCTTCCATAGGTATATCAAACATACTATCACTGGTCATTGTAGAGTCTGGCCAATTCTCTTTGATAAACTCTATAACTTCTTGTGGTTCTCTTGGTGCATATCCGTGAATAGCATTCTTTATATTGGTACTATGAAAGCCTGTAAAGTTCTCACTGCTGGCTATAACGAAATCAATCTTCAACTTTAATATACTCCTCTATCAATTTTTCCTTCCAACTGCACGCTTTTAAAAAGTCTTGAAGCTTTCTAGCTAACTCTTCCATATCTAGAGCAGCATCAAAAGACATCTCAACTGTAGTGTCGTCACACTTATAAAAGAATCTATAAAAGTAATCTCCATTAGACATTACATACTCTCCTTAAATTCTGGATGGTTTGGTAAAAGTAATACAATAGTGTTGTCAGCACAAGTACAATCTTCATAAGGGCTCCATAACATACAATCAAAAAGATGCATAGATATTAGTTTATCTTCTTTATAAAGCCTTTTAAATTTGTTATTAGTATTCAATATGTTATGCTTAAACACTTCTTCAATCTTTTTAATAGTATGCTTAGAAGCTCTTAAATTAGCATAATGATACTTCTTATCGCCCTTGTAGTTATCTTGAATAGCTTTAATAATACCTAAAGAAGTATACAAATCAGCATAACAAAGAATCTTTTTACCTATATCTGTAGGATTAATTGCAATAGTAATAGTGTTTTCCAATCTTTGTTCTCCTCTTAAACTTGTGTGTCCAATGCCCCTTAGGATAATCTTTCAGCACAGTATAATGCTTGCAAATATCTTTTGACTTAAATAAATCATGATGATAATACACCATTGAAGCTACTCTTAAAGCTTTACGATACTCTTTATTATCTGCTGGAGATTTATAATCAGCTGTCCAAGAGAATTGATAAGGCTTATATACTTCTATGTAAGGCTCCCCTCTATTCATTACAACTACAGCAGTAGCTATCTGGTCTTCAATAGAACTATTGCGTGCTTCAAAATAGATGTTGTATGCTAGAGCTTTAATATTTTTATTGTGTTCATTAGCTTTATATCCCAAAAATAATAAAAGAAACATAAGAGCCATCTTAAATAATTTATCTATATATTTCATAGTGTTTATCCTTTAACAATTTAAGTAATTTCTTCTTAACTAATCTTTTAGAGTTACCTGTATCAAACACCAGCATATTACCTGCGCTATCATCGATCCAGCCCATCCATTTATAGACCTTAATAATTTTATCAATATCCTTGTTATATGTTATAACTCCATAAGGACGATACTCTATATCTATTGGCATATTTCCTCCTGTTAGTTTACTTTTATAACACCTTCTGGAGAATATCAGTGCGTGTCAAGCCATGTTATACCAATCTTATACTCTCCTTCTAAAGGACAGAAAGACTTAAAATGTTCTCCTGCATCTCTAATGCACTGCCTTAAAATAATGCCAACAGCTTCAGCATCTTTAGCAGCACAATCCCACTGCATCTCATCATGAACTACAGCAACTTGGAAAGCATCTAAGCCAGCTTCTTTAATTCTTTTATGTGCTTCTATCATAGCCCACTTCATACAGACAGCTTCATAAGCTTGTAAATATGTAGACATAGCAAAGTGTGCATTCTTTAAAGGAACCTTACGTCCATCAAGACCTATGAAGTATCCTATGCTAGCTCTGTATTCAAGCTCTTGTTTAAACTTTGTCCAACCTTTACAATTCTTTTTAAGATTATCAAAGGCTTCTTTACCTTTCTTAGAGCTACCTAAAAGTCTACCTATTCTAGCTTCACCAGCTCCCATAATAATTGCAAAGGTACACGTCTTGCCCTTCTTACGTCCTGCTACCATATCCTCATTAGACTCATCGTATTCTTTATCAGCAGGATTAAGGCCATATAAAGTACTGAAGTAATAGTGCATATCTTTATGAAGAATATTATAACGCAATGCTTCATCTTTCATATAATGGCACAGACCTCTTAACTGAATGTTACTAGCATCGCAACCAACTAATAAGCGTCCTTCATCAACTGTGTACATCTCTCTACAAACTTTACCATAAAGACCTTTAGAAGGAATGTTACCAGTATTAGGATTTCTATGTGCCATTCTATGAGTAGCTGTTCCAATACTTAATACATCTCCGTGAACTCTATCATTGCTATCACAAGCATCGAAGTAAGATTGTATTAGCGTTGACCTACTCTTAAGAACTTTACATTCTTTTATAAGTTTAAATTCTTCTGGTGCTTCTTCTGTTAAAGTATCTAAGTTCTCTTCACAGACCTTTGGTTGACCAGCAGGTGTCATAATGTAAGGCTTCCAATATCCCTTAAGTCTTTCAACAATCTCTGAAGGACTATCTATAGAAAACTCCTTCCACTCTATTGAATATCTTTTATATACATCAGGTAAACCTGTAGGCTCTACCATACCACTATCAATAATTCTTTGAGAGACGCTGTTGATAGTTCCATCTTTGTTTCTTCTAACAGCCCACAACTTAGGACTATACTTCTTAACTTCTCTAGGTGGCATAAGCTCTTTAAGCTTAGTAATGATTTCAAAGTATCTATTATCTATTTCAGCCTTAACAGATTCAGCTAAAGCTCTATTAAGTTTAAATCCTTTCCTATGCTGGAGTGCTAAGATGGCTTGAGAGTACTGCTCAATGTATATTGATTCTCTGGTGTACCCTTTTAAATCTTGTTGAAGTTGTTTATATACTGCCAGATTGACGTTAACATCTTGGACACAGTACTCTTCCATCTCTTGAGACCACTTACTCCAGTCTTCATTATAATCTTTGTATACTCCCAGACGAAGACCCCAATCCCGTAGACTATGAGACTTCCTACTACTGTCAGCCAACCTAGATAGCACAAGAGTATCAATGATATTGTCAACAGGAATATGAACACCCCACAAAGTATGTAACCAATAAGCATCAAAGCTGATAAAATTGTGACCAATAATCTTTTGATAGTTTTTAAAATACTCTCTAGCATTTTCAGAGTCACCTTCTCTAAATATTGTTATCTCATTTGTATCTACATCTCTACAAACACAACACCAGATATGCTTGCAGTTTTCTATACCATCTGTTTCAATATCACAAACACATCTTTTCATAACATTATCCATATTAAACATATACTCTCAATAATTAGATCTATACAAAGAAGACACTCTACTCTTTCTTGGAGCTTATAAGCAGACACTGTCCACACTTTACCAGTAATTATAAATCTTATACTACCTATAGTAAACAGTAGAAATAATAACACTATTGTAATCATCTTATCCCTCCAATAACCAGTCAATAGTTACTCGTTGTTCTCTTGCAATTCTTATTAAGTATTTAATAGGTACTGATTTAGTTCTACCAAAGTAGGCATTACATATTGCAGCTGTAATAAGTGGGTTCTTTCTATCTACATAGGCACTTGAATAGAGCTTACGTAGATTACCAAAAGTAATTTTAGAAACTTTGTAGTGTTCTTCATCACCCCCCAGTATAGCATATTGAAAACTTATGTCAAGTCTTTTACACAATTTTGCCAGCCCTTTTAAGTTAGGAAGAATACAAAGATATTCAAAACGCTTATACAAATCTCGTGCAGTATACCCAAGAACTATAGAAGCTCTATTTAGATTACCATAGCGATCAATAAGTATGTTCTTAAGTCTGTCGATACAGTTAAGGATTATATAATACTCTGTTTCAAAATCTAAATAGCTTGTTAAATCTCTGTATCTTTCTTTTGTGTATTTGTTTCTATCAAGCACAGAGGTAATTCCTTCCATAAACTAGATTTAAATTTAAATTCAAAACTTGTGATATAAATATAAGAAGCATAAGAAAATACGCTATCATATTCTTCAAAAGCATGTATAGTTTCTTGAATACTTTTTAAGTTATATGTAATAGCACCTTTATTTATATTATAAAGTGTATTGCAAGCTTTTGCTATAGTATCATCATCTTTATTAGGTAATTTTATAATATAAATAGGCATTACAATTCTCCTAGCTCCTGCTTATTAACAAAATCATACCTAATAATATCCCCATCTTTCTTATTTTTCCCATAGAAACACCAGCAGTTATATTGCTCAACCCTTAAAGAAGGAATATTATCTTCTCCATTATACATTCCTACATAGCTTATACCCTCCTTTAAGAAGGGAAATTCACCACTGTTAATAAGCTTTTAGTATATTCTATAAATGTCTCAGGCTTATTATCAGGCAATAAAAAGTAATAGTTACTCATCTTCAAAATCCTCTAATGAAGTTTCAATAAGTCTTGTAGTTTCATTATCATATACAACAGCAGATGCAGGACCCTTAACACCAAAGTCTCTATTCTTTAATACTCTAAGGACAGTTGTGTTAGCTTTAGTAGGGTTCTCATCCTGACTATTTCTTTCGAGACCTATAACAATATCTGATAACTGTTTAATGCTTGAAGAGCTTTTCAAATCATCAAGAGATACGTGACCACCTTCTTCGTGTGTCTTTGTAGCATTAGCAGACTTACGAAGATGACAAGCAGCAAGTACAACAAGCCCTTCTTCAACAGCAATCTTCTTAAGTTCTGACATAAGTCTATTAAGTTTAGCTGTTGTGTTCTCATCACTGCCTTCTGCAACCATTGTAATATGGTCTAAGATAATAACTTTACAATCTCTAGCCTTTGATAGATATCTAATCTTATCTATTAACAGGTCTATGTCATCAAAGTCAAAGCCATCAAACAAGTCTAATCTATTACCTTGACAAGAGTCATCAAACCATTTCTTTAAATCTTCTTGAGTCTGCGCCTTCCATATATCAGGCTTACGTAGATTCTTACCAGCTTCTAAAGACATTAAAGATATTGCTGTATCCTCTGCCACCTCTTCAAGAAAGAAAGCACCGATACGAACTGATGAAGTCTTTAATAGATGCTGAATAAAAGTCTTTAAAAACAATGACTTACCTTGGCCCGTACCTGCTGCAAATACAATAACTTGTGAAGGTCTTACACCATATATCATTTCATTAACACCATTCCAAGGTGTTGGTAGATATTGTCTAGTCTTATTAAACTCTTGAAGTCTATCCCAAAGCTCTGACATAGTTACAATATCTTTAGGTTTATATTCTTCAGCCTTCCACCAGAGATTCTTAAACTCTTCCACCTTACCTGCCTTAAGAAATTCACTAGCATCCTTCAAGTCATCAGGCATTTTTACAATAGTTACTTTCTTCGGTGGAAGAACTGCTGCAATCTTCTGTGCATTCTTACGTCCTGCTTCATCACCATCAAAGCATAGCACAATATGGTCGAAGCTATCTAAGTATTCATAGTTCTCTTTAATGCTTTTTACATCTGTGCATCCACTTTTGACAGACACAACAGGATACTTACTGCCTTGCATTTGAAAGACTGACATAGCATCTAGCTCTCCCTCTGTAACAGTAATGTAAGAACCTTTGGCAGGGAATACATTTTGTCCAAAGAGTGTTGCAGGCTTAGCAGGACCTAGCCAATGGAACTGTTTACCAGATACTGTTCTCACCTTTTGAGCTACAAACTTACCCTCTTTATTATAATAAGGATAGATGTGCTGAGCAATACCACCAGCTTTAACAATAACTTTGACACCAAACTTTTTACAAGTATCTGCTGTTAGCTTTCTATCAGGAATGCCATCAGCTGGATAAAGTCCTGCTTCAGGTTTAATATCTTTTAAAGTTTCTTCATCCATATACACAACCTCTTTAACGCTATTCTTTCTATAGGTGTTACAACTAAAGCAATAAGAAGAACCATCATCATACATTGATAAGGCATCGTGACTTCCACAGTCTTCACAAGGCTGATGCGCTCTTATTAAATTAGCCATTACAATTCTCCAAGCATAGTTCTATCTGTATAAAGCTGTACAAATCTCATCCTACTTAATAAAGAATGTTTACAAAGATTAATCCAGCTTAGATTTTCTTCTCTTACGCACTCATAAGATGAAGTAACTGCAGAACCATCGTCACAAACTTCAACAAAGCATACAGTAGGTTCACCATTTCTAAATTCTTCACGAATATATCTCGACCTACGCTTTATATTATATTTCTTTCTAAGCCAAGCAGCAGCTTTAACAGCTCCTTTCTTGCCTTGTCCAAAATCTGAACAAACTACATAATGAATTAAAGCCATTTTAATCTACTCCTTTTAAAGCTCTGATAGCTATTGATGGCATACTGGTATAACCTACAGCTTCATCATATGCAATCTTTATTAAAGCTTTTTTATATCTTCTATGGCTTTCATAGAACTTATACAAAAGAACTGCATCAATCAACAAAAGCATTATTAATATAATAGATGTAATCATTTCACACTCCTCTCAAATAAACCACAATGACATCTTCCTTTAGTCATCAACTCTGTTCTACAAAGCTGTGACATACAATAGTGTTCAACATCATCAGGATAACAAGGACAAGCATACTCATCAATGTTTCTTTCTTTAATCTTACAAATTCTATCAGCATTCTTTGAAAGAACTGCTCCGTTTTCTTCTGCAATTCTTTGCATAGTATCTTTAACAGACATTATATTTCTCCTAATGTAATATTAAGTGGTCCTAGATAGTGTTTAAATGCACCACTATTAAAAAACTTGTTAACCTCTATGTTGTACAGATACCAGCTATAAATGAAATGGTTTTGAATAAGTAATTTATCTTTTGGTTTAGCTCCATCATAATCTGGTAAATTATTAAGCAAAAAATAATTCATATTATCGTTAGAATATAACATACAAATACTCTTTTTGTATAGGATAGGAACATACTTATACATCACAGCTCTCCAATTCTATAGTAATCATTTTTAAGAATAAGACTGTCATCATATAATCCATCTGTTACATTTTTAAGATCTAATGCCCAAGAATAGGAGAAACCCTTTTGTTCTCGCTGCGAACAGTAAGCTCCATTCCAACAGGCATCATTACTCAAGAAGTAAAAAGTCCTCGAGCCTTTATAAAGAACACCCTCTGTACCTTTAAAAGAACAATAGGAAAATTCTGGCAGGTTTTTTATAAACACTTTTGTAATCTTCATTATCCATTCTCCTTTAAAAATATACAAAGACGTTTAGAAGAACCTTCTTCAGATAATTCACCATCCTCATAAGCACTACGAATAGCTATAGAAGATACAGGATAAGCCCATAGACTATAGCTAGTATCAACCGCACAAGAAACTTCAATGTCTTCCTTATACTTATTCAGTTCTTGTATAAGTTCTTTCACAGTCATTGTATTTCTCCTAAAGTTACACATCCTAAAGTAACTAAGACAGGCTCAAGTGAAGGTTCCTCAGAAAGACATCTTTTAATATTTGCATAAGACATTTCCTCTGGTCTAAATAGTCCATCATATAGACAATAATAGCCTTCTCCTCCGCGTCCTTCAAATATATAATCATAGTAATGTTTTCTGTCACCTTTAAAATTATCTTCAAAGAATTTTAAATACTCTTTCACAGGTATATTCTTATCTACTTTAATATACATAAATGTATTTGACATCGTAGCTATTCCTTTATAGATTTATCAATGTACTCTATAAGTTCTACATCAGACATTGAAGATGCCTTTACATATACATCATCCTCATATATATCTTTATAGATTTTGTTACAATCATTGATTGCTTTTCTACAAGAAGAACAAATACAAACAAAGGAACCATCAGGGTCTTTCCTAAAGTTGGTAGTCTCCCTATCACATATATAACAATGCATCTAAACATTCTCCTGCAATTGGTGGTGTGCCAATAACCTCAGTATCTTTAAAAGCAGAGTAGCACTTGTCAATAAGCTTAAGAGGTTCTTTTAAATCTTCATCTTTGATACTGGCAGTACCCTCTTCATAGCCACAACAAGCAGCACCTTTAATATCTACTGTGTTATCATTGAAGTTCAACGTGATACCTGTTACAGTCTTCTTAGGTTTCTTACGCCCTACTAAAGGGTCTAATGCAATAAGTATCGTGTCATTCTCTACAGCATATAGAGAAGCTTCAACAGTGCTTTTATAAGGTCCTACTATATTACCTTTATCATCTGATAAATATACTTTACCATATTCAAATAACTTATGCATCATAAATATCCTTCCACCAATGCTTAGGGTATACTGTTGCAGATGTAGGAGTGTAATCAGCAGGCTTAGAAGCGTAATGTACAAAGTCTCCTTTAACAACTTTCTCTACATCATTTAAGATTTCTTTAAGTCTATTAAAATCTGTGTATTCATCTTTAGTATGTGGTCCAAAGTATGCAACAGACATATTAACAGACTCTTTATGCTTACATATTGTTTGTGTATCAGACATACCTCCAGTAGTAACAAAGTAACCATTGTTAAAAAAGTTCTTAAGGTTATGTGCAAGAGCTTGGCAATATACTGTTGCACCACCCTTATTAAGTATGTCATAGTTTCCTTTTCTATCCAGCACAAGACAATAAGAAGCTGTTGACTCCTCTATATAAGGGTTTACTTTAGCTATTCCAAAGCCTCCGCATTCTTCACACTCTGAAATAATAAAGTCAAACTTATAACCCTTTTCAAGGAGCTTGAGAATAATCCACACACCATTCTTATCATCAGCACCTAAAGAAGTCCTTTGCCATTTGCTATTAAAGGCTGCAATATTTCCAATAGAATCTTGATAGAAATGTGCAGGCTTACCATTAGTATCTACCTGGTCTAAGTGAGCTGATAACATAACCTTATTGTTCTTTGTAAAGCTATAGATAGTGTTACCAACCCTTTTATAAACTACCTTAAGACTGTCAAGCTTTGCACAAATCCAATCACAGATTTCTCTTTCACCATCAGTTTGACCAACTGAATAGATAGAATAAAGTTTTATTAAATCTTTCATAAGCTTACCTTTTAAATACTTGTATTGTTACTTTGTCATCTTCAACAACTCTCAACAAGATAGCATCTAAAGAAGTCTCTTTAATGTATCCTTTAAGATGTTCTTTCAAAGACTTTAAAGAAGGCATAGATACTGAAGAATTAATACCTTTATAAAGATATAAACATCCTTCAGAGAATACATTTCTATCTGTTCTGGCACCTCTAATACCGAAGTGAGAAGTAGAAATTTCACGTGAAGAAGATGTGATAGAATCTAATAGAATGCCACCATTAATATAAGTAATGACAGCAAGAGATGAAACAGGACTTGAAAAATACTTTGAGTATTCGTGTTTACTCTTTTCTTCAGGAATATTTAAACCTGTTATAGGACATCTCTTAGGTGTAAAGAGAACACCATTAACGATAACGCTAGGATTATCTAAGTTTATAGTGCCAATGCTACTACAAGACTTTGCATATGTAAGGAAATCAGAGTAATCTCTCATCCATTCTGGAATATACTCTGCATCAATATTGATACCACAGCCATACTTAAAGTCTACTTTATTTCTTCTGTTATCAGCTATTAAAGAATCTGAATAGAACTTTAATTCTTCTCTAAAGATTCTATACAATCCTTTGCCTCCATTAAAAAGACTTCTTCTCTCATCTGAACTATGAGGACCATCACAGATAGCATTGAACTTATCTTTTAAGAACTTGCAACAGAATTCAATAAGAAGATTGTAGTCACTGTTACGATACTTTTTATCAAGCAACAAGTTTTTATTTTCATCAGCATATCCCCAAGCTCTCCATAACATATTAGGACTATGGAATTTTGTGCCAGAGATAACAGATGTTTTCATCACATCCCCTGTAGTTCCATACACAATAAAGCTTTCATCAGCTGTTACAAAAGGAACAAAGCCATACCAACATTTATAATTAGATGATAGAGCAAAGCAAGATTGAAAAGCATTACCATAAGAACAATAGAAATAATCAATAGGATTCTTAGAGATAACAATAGCTTTCATTTCAGAGTACATAGAGAGCCTATCTGTTTGCTTACGTTCAACAAGGAACTGCTTAAGTCTGTATCTATCAACTTCTGAAAGAGGAATGAAGATACGATTGTTAGTAACTTTAAAGTCTTTGAAAGCTTCAAGTACAAACTCGTGTTCCTTATTAGCGTACTCATAGATTTCTTTACCAAGTCCATTAGGATATTGTGACAAAGCTAGTAAAGCTTTCAATTCTTCCAAAGGATTAAGAGACTTCAAAGGACAGTCAACAGATTGAGAGTAATCAAAGGAAGCATCAATTTCATCCATATGCTTTTTGAAATCAGGATTTAACAGACACTCATCAATATCAGGATAAGCATCAATACCAGCAGCTTTAAGGAGTCTTAAAGTATCAATGTAATTATCGAAAGATACTGTTAAAGATACTTTACCTTCAATCTTTTTAAGATACTCTTCATTTATCAACGAATAAACTTTCTTATCTCTGAGAACATAGCTATTAAATACTTCCAAGAACTCTTTAAGTTTATCATCGATAGCCATAATAAAGGTATCACTTTCAGATTTATCTATCTTTGAAAGGTCTTCTCTCTTCATTTTAGACACATCAATATCTTTAAACAATAATTCAATAGCTCTAAAAGCTCTTATAATCTCTTCGTTTTGCACTTTACTTCTCCTACATAAAAGAATACGGGGAGCAAAGCTCCCCGATTACACAAGCCTACTATTAGTCTAAGCTAATGATTTTAGACCCAAGTCTTTCTTCATCATACTTAAGGCCAGTCTTGTAATGACAATCATTATCACCAGCAACACGAGTGTACCAGCCTTTATTATCCTTTTGAAGAACCTCAGTTACAGTTCCCCAAGTATGTTTAGTACCTGTACCATCCTTTTTAATGTGGCATACCATAACTCTATCACCTACATTAAAGTCTGTGTAAGGCATTTCAGGAGCTGCTGCCTCAGACGAAACAACATTGACAGTGATGTTTACAGAATCACCAGCAGCTTTTTTCAAATCAGCAATCAGTTTGTTAATATCCAACATATTCTTTTCCTTTTCTATTAAGTTAAAACAAGCCCTCTTAAGGGCGGCTATCATAGCTGTTACCAGCTTATGAATCTTTCAGAACCATATTTAAAACACCTACTGCAATCATTAAAGTTCTCCTAATGTAATTTGAGACTGATTATATCTTATATAATTTCCTCTGCGTATTGTATCATTATAAGAGACACTTCCAAAAACTTGATATATGTATTCAAAAGCTCCTGTCTTCCTTATAATAACAGGCTGATGGATATTATTTTCGATAACGTGTTCAAGCCATCTACAATAGCGCTCTCTAAATGTAACATTAAAAAGAGCATTTAAATTATTAATAACTTCTTTAGGCTGAAACAACACAGCTTTATTAAGTTCCCATTTATACATCTTTATAATTCTCCTAAGAATATCAATTTATTAGTAGAGCAATCTGTGTACGGACTGTTAAAATTATAATAAGAACCACCTAAATAAGTAATTATAACAGGTGTCTCAAGATTAGCTCTCATTACTGAGTTTATATAATGGTAACACAGTATGTAAATACTTATTAAGCACTCCACAATTAAAAAAGACTGGTGTATTTTCTACAAAAGAATACATTTTACAATTCCTTATTGTGTTTTAAAAAGTACTTGACAACCTCTATAAAGTGTTGTATAATAACCTTGTAGGTTGCCAGGGGGTGATACTATTATTAAAGATATATTAATAGTCTATTAATAGTCTTTTAAAAGACTTGTAATAGCTGTATTAGCTTTAATATTTCTCTTAAGATTCTTACAGTATGTTAAAGAGTCTTTAACAGCAGTATAATCTTTAATATCTATTATACCTTTATTATCTTTAATAGTCTTTAATAGACTTATTCTATCTTTTAACAGCTCTATTCTACTGTTTAAATCTTTTAAAGACTGTTTATACTTATTAGATAACATTATTAATTACTCCCTATTAAAAACTATTAAAGCCCTTATACAGGACTTGTTAAAGTCTATTAAAAGAATAACTCTTAACTGTCTTTAACAAGTCCTGTATAAGGGCTCTTGGTTTTGTGTTAATTTTATTTACTTAGTATTTGTATAGCTTTAACTACTCCAACACTATAAAAGTCTTTTAGAGTATAACCAGCACTACACCATTTATTAATTATAAAATCTCTTGTGTCTTTATCAATGCCGTTGTTATTGTCTCTGATAGATAGTTTATGTTTTCTATTAGCAATAATAGTCTTGTGTTGTTCTGTTAAAGTTATTCTGTAGTGTGTACGGCTATTTAAGTTGCCTTTATGTGTTCTATTTTTAACAGATTCTTTTATGTGTGTTACCTTCATAGTATAATATCCCTTTTAAAAGCTGTTTAAAGCCCGTACAGTACACTCTTTTAGTTTTTATGATAGACTATACCAGAAAACTATAAAACCCTCTGTACGAACCTTAAAAAGCCTCTCTAACAGTTTGGCAACTGCAATCGTACACCATAAAGATGTATCTTGCACCAAACTTTTAAAGACTGTTTACAGTAGGTGCAGTTGTAAACAACCATTTAAAGGCACTTTTTAAGGGCGTACAGAAGAAAGTTTATAATAAGGCATAAGTTATACCAAATTTTAAATAACCCCTGTCTATAGTCCTTAAAATAGCTTTTAAACTATGTCCTTAGCCAGTTAATAAATCCATAACTAACTATCAAAAGGCTACTAACAGTTTGCTAATAGCCCTTTTATAGCTATTTATAAGACTCTAACTGTGTCTTTAAAGTGCTCAAGTCTGCAATAGTTTTATCGGTTAAATGTAGCTTTTCTTTGCTTTTGATAGCCTTGTTAAGAAAGCTATTAAAACTTGATAGCATTGTTCTTAAGTCTTTAAAGTCTTCCGTGACTTTAACAGATACTTTCAAGTCATACCAGCAGTGATCAATAATGTAGCCATTAACCTGCAAAGGCTGATTATCAACTGTTACAATCTGCAAATTGCCTTTATCATTGCTTTTGAGGGCTTTGATGTTAGAGCATTTTGCAAGGTACCATTTGATAATTTGAACGTCCTTAGGTGCTACAGCTCCCAATAAGTCCTGCAAAGGTTTACTGTTACGACTTAAAGCGCCTTCATAGTTGTTCAAAAAGACTTCAATAGAATCTTGCACAGTTGTTTCGTACTTCTGTCTGCTGTTTTTAATAGTCTTAAGGTTGCTAGCCAAGATTTGTAAAGCTGTTTGTGTCATTTCTCTTTCCTTTCACAAATTTATTAAGTGTGTTTACGTTAGCATATATTTTCTTTGGTGTCAATACTTTTTTAAGTATGTCATATGTAGCTTTGCTACTATTCATAGCTATCCAAGGCAAGCCAAGGGCTTTAACTTCCTTTTGATGTCTCTTTCTTCAGCTGTTATCATCTTATTTAATCCTTTTCTAAAACTTGTCTAAGATATAACAACAATTGTTGCATTTGTCAATAGTTATTTTAAAAAATGTTTATATCCTTTTTAAAATTTATATTAACTTATAACTAGTCTATAACAGATATTTTTAAATTGTCAATAGGTATTTTTAAATTTTTATAGTTGTTAACAGTTTGTTTTTGTTGGTTAAAGTTGGTTAAGGGTTGTTAATAGGTTGTTAAGGATTAATAAAATTATTAACAACCGGTTACAGTTGGTTAAAGACTGTTGCAAGCTGTTGCAAGCGGGCCTGTTAAAGTCGGTTACAGTTGGTTAAAGACTGTTGCAAGCTGTTAAGGGGGTTGTTGCAAGCTGTTGCAAGCTGTTAAGGGGGTTGTTGCAAGCTGTTGCAAGCTGTTGCAAGCTGTTGCAAGCTGTTAAGGGGGTGGCAAGGGGGTGTTGGGGGCTGTTTAAGGTTCAATAATACGTCGTAAAAATTTCTCCACAAAATTCCAGCAACTGGAGGCAGACTGTAAACAAGTTATTGACATGCCTCTAGGAGCCCGTAGGAAGCCCGTACAGAAGCTTTTAAAGACTGTCAGCAGTAACTCTACCAGACTTTTACAGATTGCTCTGTACAGCCTTCCTAGGAGCTTTTATAAAACTGTTGACAATTCTTAATAAATATGTTATAATGCTCTTGTAAATTTAAAAAGGATGTCAACATGACTAAAGTAATATGGAAAGATGATCGTAAACGTGGCAAATATATCACCAATGCAGCTGTTGTAGGTATTGTAGAGATTATGGAAAGCTGTAGAGGTGACTACAAACCTACTTTTACACTAGCTCCACAACATGAAGACGGCTTATACAGCCTTGAACAACTGTTCCTAGAGCATTACACAGACCCTACAGAGTACTCTTTCGTTGAAGATGCCTTTGAAGGAGATGTAAAACACTGGGAAGAGTTTAAGAATGGACGTTTTATACACCCTCACTACCTTAAATGGAAGGCTAAAGCTGAAGGAAGACTGTTATCAGAGGCTATGTCTAAGATTGTAAGCACTGCTTTTGATGAAAACAACAAGAATTCCTTTCAAGCTCTTAAATATCTGGTGGAACGTAACAACAAATCTTCATCAACTACTGGTAGAGGTAGGCCAAAGAAGGAAAAAGAACAGCCACAGCCTGATGATAAGCTGTTGATGGATGCAATCAAGCGTATACAGGAGTAATAAACCTTGGCAGCAACTGATGAAATCCGTAAACTAGCTGAAGCTGACTTCATAAGCTTTGTAAAACTGGTTGCACCTTACAATGTTATGGGAGTGTGCCATGAAGAGTTGTGTAAATTTCTTACAAATCCTGATTACAAACCTTATAGACTTGTTCTTTACCCTCGTGGACACCGTAAAAGCTTCTATGCAGCTATGTATACTTGTTGGCGTATTGTGTGTGACCCTTCCGTTAGTATTGTTTACCTCTCTGCTACATCTGATCTTGCAGAAAGCCAGCTACGTACTATCAAAGCTACACTAGACTCTCCCCTTGTTAGAAGAATCTGGCCAGAGCTTATCAATGTTGATGAAGGTAAACGTGAGAAGTGGACAACAACTGAGATATGTGTAGACGATCCTAGACGTAAAGCTGAAGGAACTCGTGATAGTACTGTTAAAGCTGGTGGATTGACTACTAACATTACTGGTGCACACTGTGATCTGATTGTATTAGACGATATGGTGGTACCTAAGAACAATACTGAAGAAGGTCGTAGACAAGTTATATCACAGTACTCACAGTTGCAATCAATTCTTAACCCTGGTGGTAAGATTCTAGCAGTTGGTACAAGGTATCACCCTAAAGATATATACAGTGTAATGCAAGAGACTGCTGTAGAGATCTTTGATGATGCTGGAGAGTTGATTGGTAAAGAACCTCAGTGGGAAGTACTGCAAAGATCTGTTGAAGAGAATGGAGAGTTCTTGTGGAATAGACAGGTCCGTAAAGACGGTAAGAGCTATGGCTTCGACTTTAGAGAGCTTGCACGAATTAAAGCAAACTATATAGACAAGTCACAGTTCTATGCACAATACTACAACGATCCTAACGATGCTGGCTCTGCTCTGATTACTGCTGATATGTTTGAGTACTATAACAGAGATCATCTGTATACTAAAGCTGGCATATATCATCTTAAGGACAGACAGTTAAATGTGTATGCAGCTATTGACTTTGCTTTTAGTGCACATGTGAGAGCAGATAGCACAGCTATTGTAGTGGTTGGTGTAGACTCTGATAACAATAGGTATGTGTTAGACATCGATAGATTTAAGACAGATCGTATTCAGGACTATTACAATCACGTAATAGCTATTCACCAGAAATACAATCTTAAGAAACTGAGAGCAGAAGTTACAGTAGCTCAGCAAGTTATTGTTACAGCTCTTAAAGATAAACTGGCAGAGAATAGTATAAGACTTGTGATAGAGGATTACAGACCTCAGACAAAGAAAGAAGAGCGTGTGTTAGCTGTATTAAAGCCTCTATACGAGGATCACAAGATATTTCATTATAGAGGAGGTAACTGTGAGATTCTTGAAGAAGAACTTAAACAGCTTAAGCCTGCTCACGATGATATTAAGAACGCTTTAGCAGATGCGATATCCATTGCTGTAGCCCCTAAACAAACACGATATCAAAAGAAAACTGAAATAAAAGTATTAAGCCGTTTTGGAGGAGTATAATATATGCCTAGAACCTTAGACATTATGGAGATGCAAGAGCCTGATTATCTAGCTACAGCTATTGCAAATAAGTTTGTAGCATGGGAAAGTGCAAGAGACAGATGGTATAACAATGCTAAAGAGACCTTAGAAAACTTGTATGCAACTAGCACAAGGGATATCTTTAATCAAGCTAAGGACACTGATAACTGTACACACATTCCTAAGATTACACAGATCCGTGATATGCTTATCACATATTACTTAGATGCTATGTTCTCTTTGCCTGATTATGTAGACTGGGAAGCTTATAATGAAGAATCTCTTGATATTAATACTAAGGATACCTTAAAGGCTTTGATGGCACAGATGTTACACGATAGCCAGTTCCAGCCCACTATCAGAGAACTTGTGGAAGACTATGTAGACTATGGTAATGCTTTCACTACTGTAGCTATGGTTAATGAAACTCTTAAGCTTGAATCTGGTGTAGCCAATGTATACAATGGTCCTAAAGCAGTTCGATTAGATCCTTTAAACGTATTCTTCGATCCTCTTGCAATTAGCTTTGAGAAGACTCCTAAGATTATTAGAACCATTAAAACTTTAGGAGAACTTGTAGCAGAAGCTGAAGAGTTGCCCGAGAGTGCTCAAGTATATAAAGAAGCTTTGAATAGAGCTTTAGAGAAACGTAGCAGAATTAGACAGGCTGTGTCCACTACTAATGCTGAGTCTATTAAGAATGATATCTGTTCTATTGCAGGCTGTGGTAACTGGTCACAGTACTATGCATCAGATACTGTAGAGCTTCTTACGTTCTATGGAGATCTTTATGTTGTTGAAAAGAATAAACTGTACAAAAACTCTAAGATTGTAGTAATGGATAGATGTAGTGTTCTTCTTGAAGAACCTATCAAGAACTTTGGATTTAACTGTAACATCTTTAAAGCTGGCTGGAGAGATCGTAAAGATAATCTCTGGAGTATGTCACCATTAGATAATATTAAAGGTATGCAGTTTATGGTGGACTTCTTAGAGAATAAGAGAGCCGATATCTTTAACTATATCAGCAATCCTATGTGGGTTACTAAAGGTGATGTAGAGATGCCTGAGTATCTGTATCCTGGTTGTCATGTAGGTGTTGATGTTGATGGAGACTTTAAAACTATCTCTCCTGATGCTACTGCATTGGCTGCTGATACTTATGTCGACAGGTATCAGATGCTTATGGAAGAGATGGCAGGAACACCTAGAGAAGCTATGGGCTTTAGAACTCCTGGAGAGAAGACAGCTTTTGAGGTATCTCAGCTTAATACAGCTGCTTCCAGATTGTTCAATGAGAAGACACGTAAGTTTGAAATGGAGATCTTAGAACCTCTGCTAACTCTTATGATGCGTATGTATCTCTCAGATCCTACTAGAGTTACTCGTGTTAAGATGATGAATGAGGATGGTGTTATCCTGTTTAAAGAAGTTAATGTACAAGATATGGCTGTCCAAGGGCGCTTTATAGCCACTGGCTCTAATACTTATACAGAACGTGCAAGACAAGCACAGACCATCATGCAGCTTTATAATAGTGCTATACCTTCTGACCAGCTTGTGTTTAACTACTTTAATCCTAAAGTTATTGCTAAGGTTATTGCACATACTACTGGTCTTGATAAGTATAAGGATATCATACAGCCTAATGCACGTGTAGATGCTGAATTAGAAATGGCTAAGTATCAAGAGTTTGGCAGACAGCAGATGGAAGAAACACAAGTGAGAGGTATTACAAATGCGCAACAAGCTATTGTGTAAAGTATCTGCAGCTGAGAGAGAGTCTTTTAAAAGACTTATAAAAGATGCTGCACCAGTGCTACAATTAATTGATAAGTGCTGTATTGAAGACTTTGATAAAGCTGACAAGATATCTGATGAAGACTTTAAGAATCCTAACTGGGCTATTGAACAAGCTTACAAGTTAGGTCTTAAAAGAGGCTTGACAAAGTTGCGTGAATATGTTATAATAGAACTGTGATAATAGAAGGAGAATTGTTAATGGCTAACGAAGCTACTACTTCAGAAGCTGTTACAGATAATAACGGGTCTGTAGCAACTACTACTTACGTCGTTGGAGAGCATTCTGTCTATAAATCTGTTGAAGATTTGTTTGAAGGTGCTAAGCAGAAAGAGCAGTATATTCAAAAACTTTTGAATGACCTTAAAGAAGCCAACTCAAAAGTAGAAGAGCTGTCTCAGAAGAGCAATGTCGTAGAACAATTAAAACAGATTAGGGAGAATAAAATGGACACGGAGAATACTAACACTCCATTACCAGAGGATGCTATTAAACAGATAGCTCTCAATGCTATGCAAGAAGCTAATAAAGCCACAGAGGCTGAGAGCAACTTAGCAAATTGTAAACAAGCTGTTGCCAGCTTAAACGCTGATGTAGAACTTGCATTAAAGAATAAAGCTCAGGAACTTGGATGTTCTGTAGAATATCTCGAAGGTATTGCAAAGACAAGTCCGAAGGCTTTTAAGAGTATGTTTGGAATTAAAGAAGCTGTATCATATGATTCAGTAAACTTCTTGCAGAGTTCTCGACATGCTTCTACAGAAACTGCAAGCACAGAAGCAGAGGCTTTCTTCAAGAATAAAGAAGCTCATAGCAGTCCTACAAAGGTTGCTGAGTTTATGAAGAAGGCTTTAGCTAATCCTGAAATGCTTGCTAATATCAAATGGTAATTTAATAGGAGATTATAATGGCTGATTTAAATGGCATTAATACCCAGAACAGTCAGGCAGTGATCCGTGCTATCGTATACTCTGGTATGCTTCGTGAAGCTTTGGAACCTGAACTGATTGCTATGAATTATGTAGACCAGATCACAGACTTCCCGGATGGAGACAAATGGCAGGATGTTGAAATGGGTTCTGCAACTGTAAGTGACTATGCTGAAGGCGAAGAGATCGATTTCAAAGGTATTGAATTTGGTGTTCGGGACTTTGAGATTAACGAATATGTTAACAGCGGTCACTATGTAACTGCTAAGTTTGCACAGGATTCTTACCTGGCTTCTCAGATTATGGCTAAAGTACCTGCTTTGGAAGCTCGTGCTATTGCTGCTGATCTGGAACAGAAGATCCTGAAACTGGCTAACAAACAGACTATCAATGATTCCAACACTATCAATGGCATGCAGCATCGTTTCGTAGCTGGTACTGTTGATGATGGTTGGGGCGTATTGACTCCTGAAGACTTTGCATATGCTACTGTAGCCTTGAAGAAAGTAAACTACATTGGTCCGAAGATTGCTATCATTCCGTCTTATCAGGAATATGCACTAGTAACCAACCCGCGTATCAAAGCTTCCTTGAACTACAACCCGTCTTTCGAAGGCATTGTTCGTGATGGTGCTATGTCTGGTATGCGCTTCTCATTCAACATTTATGGATGGGATGTATACACCTCTGAGTTCTTGCCGACCAGTTCTGGTGAAGTAGCTCTGAAGGATCGTGAAGGTAAACAGGAATTTACTGCATTGAACAATGCTGGTGAAGCTATCTTGTTTGCTAACATTCCTGAGCGTAGACCGTTCCGCATGGCTTGGAGACAGATGCCGAAGTTTGAAGGTCAGTGGAATATGGCTAAACAGCGTGAAGAGTATGTAACAATTGCTCGTTACGGTCTTGGCCTGGGTGATGTTGAAAACCTGGTTGTTATCCTTTGTAAGGATGTTGATTCCACTATCACTGCTAAAGCAGCTGCTGGTGCATAAGGAGAAAATGAATGAGTGAATATGTTGGATCTTTTGGTGTAACTCGGTATGTAGGTGCTGGTGAAGGTCGTGATGCTAAATACGATTCTTCTGCTAAACCTGCCGAAGGTATGTGCAACTTTATTGAAGTTGTTGTAGATGAGAATGGTCCTGTTGCCAACGTTGGTACGGGCTTTGGTAATGGACAGGCCTACATCCCTGCAGGTGCTGTTGTTACTGCTGCTTATCTGTTGACGGAAGTTAAAGGTAGCGCTGCAAACGTTACGTTGTCTTTGGTTAAAAAAGATGGCGCGGATTCTAAAGCTTTGTTAGATGCGGCTACTCCGACTGGTGATAACTCTGTCAATACTGCTGCTGGTGCTGTTATCGGTACTCGTATGGCTGAAGACAGATATGTTGTCTCTGGTGGTACGAAGACTGGCTTGAAAGCTAAAGCGGTAATCGAGTTCATCTAACAGTATTGGGGTGGCTTAGGCTGCCCCTTTACCTATTTCTAAGAAAGGTTTAAAATGGCAACAGGTGATATTGAGCATCGAGAACTTCCTGATGAATTACTGCATGAGCCTAAAGGAGCATCAACAGCTTCTGCAGGCACTTCTTATATTGCAGATGGGGAAGGCTCAGGTGAATTTAAAAAGATTCCTGTAAGTTCTTTAGACATTACAGTTTCTGCTGTAGATGATGAAGCTACTGGAGATATTACTAACATAATTGCAATTAATGGAGATACTCTTGCACAGGTTGCTACAGGTGCTCTTGTGGATCTTTTATCTTATCAGGAAATCCCACAAGAAATGACTGTGACTATTAATAAGAACACAGTAGAAATTTATAGACTTTATTTAAATCTTGTTAGTATTGTTAATAGTACTAAAGAAAAAGTAAGCAAGATTGATCAAAAACTCTCTTCAGTTATAACAGCTTTAAAAGGTATTGGATTATTAAAAGATGGTGAAAGTAGCAATTAAAAGGCTGGATAGTGTTACGCATAATGACACAGCAGCCACAGCATTAATTAATGAAAACTTCAATAGCCTTCAAAAAGCTATTGAGAATACTTTATCACGTGATGGCACTACTCCTAACTTTATGGATGCAGAGCTGGATATGAACAGCAGACGTATTATCAATGGTGCAGAAGCTGTTGAAGATAATGATTATGTAACATACGGACAGATTAAAGACAATATTGCAGGTGCTGCTCTAGCTGCTGCAGAAGCCAATGCAAGTGCTTCACGAGCTGAAGTATCCGCACAAGCTGCTTCTATTTCTGCACAGACTGCATTAGCTGCTTCAAATGCTGCTAAAGAAGTTAAAGAATATGTAAATAGTGTAGTGCAGGATGAAAGCTTTATAGCTGTATCAGAAGATCTGCAGAAGGGTGAAGATAGCGAGATTGTAAAACTCAACAGCAATATGGAAGATGTAAAAGCTGTTGCAGGAGATCTTGATAATGTAAGTGTAGTTGCTTCTAACATTGCTGATGTAAATACTGTTGCAACTAATATAGCTGATGTAACTGCTGTAGCTGATAATAAAGCTAATGTAGATACTGTTGCGGCTTCTATTGCAGCTGTAGCAGGTGTTGCAGCTATCTCTGCAGCTGTTGTAGCTGTTGATGCTAATAAAGAAAACATTAATGCTGTAAAAGCTAATGAAGCTAATATTAATACTGTAGCAGGTGCTGCAGGTAATGTTAATATTGTTGCTGGTATTTCTGCTGATGTAACTGCTGTAGCTGGCAATGAGACTGACATTAAATCTGTAGCAGCTAATATAAGCAACATCAATACTGCTGCTAGTTCTGCTGAAGATATAAATAAAGTAGCAGAAGGGATTGAACAAGTAAAAGAAGTTGCTACTGATATTATGGATGTTATTACAGTAGCTGGCATAAGTGAGCAAGTACAGAATGTGTCTATGAATATGGATGCAGTTACTACAGCAAATTCTATTAAAGATAGCATTGTAACTGTTGCAAATAATGCAGATGCTGTTCAAGTTGCTGCTGACAATATTGAGGATATTAAAGAAGCTGCTAATGCTAAGATATGGGCAGAGGGTACTGATCCAGAAGTTGAAGGTATTGGAGGTACTCACTCAGCTAAAGGATGGGCTGAATTAGCTCAGCAAGTAGTTGGTATACAGCCTGCAACTGAAGACACATTAGGTATTGTAAAGCTTGCAACAGAAGCAGAAGCTATTGAAGGCTTTGATGATAGCACTGCAATGACTCCTCTAAAGACTGCTAAAGTTGTATACGATAATGTTGGAAAAGGTATTCAATTAGGTTTCATAGGTACTCTTGAAGGAGATACTTTAACATTTGAAACAACTGATCCAAATCCTTATACAATTAGACACAACTACTGCTATGAATTGGATCTGTCTTTTCAGGCCGTAGGAAGTCTTGATGATAGTATTAAGATTGTAATTAAGAATGGTGAAGACTACATCAATATTGTTAACGTACTGCATGATGATTTAACACAGCCTATTACTGTAGGAGAGCTTAAGCAAGTTATGAAGTACACTACAGATATTGGTTGGAGATGGATCTTCGAGACTCGTTTTGCTATTACTGCAGAAAGTCACAAGGTCTTCATAATGCCTTCTACTGTAGTTGATGTCAATGCTCTTCCAGATCAAACAGGACAGTCTGGTAAATACTTAACTACTGATGGCTCAACAGCTAGCTGGGGTGTGTTAGATGTAGTTCCTCATATAGTTGTTGATGCTTTGCCAGAAACACCTGATGAAAACGCATTTTACTATATTCCAGAGGCTTCAGAATGACGGTATACAATGGCACTAGAAAAGGATTGAATGTAACTGTAGTAGGTAATCCAACTATAAACGGCACTGTTGTAAGTGGCTTTAGTAAGACTAACTATGTTAGAACACCCGAGCCTCTTCCAACTATTAATTATCTTAATAGGTTTGCTGTGCAGTTATCTGTAGTTTTCACTAATCCATCAACTATTACTGAAATTATTTCTGGTGATGAAACAACATTCTTATTAAGAGCTAATAAGAATAAACTATGTTTGTTTGCATCTTCCAATGGTACATCTTGGGATATAGCTGATCAAGTGTATGGTACTTACACATTACAGGCAGGTGTAAAGTACTTTATAACTGTGCAACTTGAGAATGGAGTAGTATCAGTATTGATAAGAGCAGAAGGAGAACCTGCTTCTACAAGAGATATAAGCATTACTTTTACTACTAAAAAGCCTGATCTGTCTGGTAAATATATTTACTTTGGATGGTTTAATCGTACATACTTTCCAGGACTTACTGTAGACTTAAAAGATTGTTATTATCAAATTAGATACACTACTAAATGGAGAGCCTATGATGATATGCCTAGAAAGATAGAAGACATATATTATTCAGGTCCTAAGAAGTATTGGAAAGAGGCTACTACATCAACTGAAGTTGAAAAGGAAGTTCTTGGATATGCTTGCTATCGTCAAGATAAATATGTGACACCTAATATATATTATGTAAAACCTCCTCTTGGAGAAGATACAGTAATATATGCTTATGGTTATGGCTTTGAATATGCGCCAGATTATGATAGTGTTACTCCCTTGATCGCTCAGGGTGAAACAGAACCAGCTCATTTTATAAGTGTTACAGAAGATACATTAAATATAACTGGTATAAGTGCCGAAAGTGTAGATAGTCTTGTCAGACAAAAAGATCATGATATATATCATATGGCTACAGTAACAGAAACAACCACAGAAATAGTAGAAGGTACTAAAGAGGGTCATACATATTCTGAACCAGACGTTAAACAGATACTAAGTATTCATAAGCCTACTGGCAATACCGAACCTAATGCAACCGTTGTTGGAAATCCTACTATAACTGATAATGTTGTTAGTGGGATCAGTTTAGGAAACTTTTTAACTATGCCAGAAGTCTTTAATCCTAGTGACAATAGTTGGGAGATAGTTATAAGAGCTAAAACAGCTGCAACAAGAAGTCACAGAGATTGGTTGATTGGATCTGGAAATACTGCTGGGCAAGACTATGGATATATAACAATGGGTTTAGAAAATAATGGAAAGCCCTTATTATATCTATCCTCAAATGGTTCTTCTTGGAATATTGCTTCAGCTGTTGCAGGCTCTACCATTTTAGATACAGACACATATTACTTATTTAGATTAAGGTTTATTAGGGTAGAAATAACCGGAGCCGTTTATATTTATGATATATCATCAGATAATGGGCAGAGCTGGACAGAAGAAATTAGAATAGATAGTACATATTCTGTATTTGTTCCTACTATTCCTTATGCAATAGGTATAAGCTATTATTCAAGATCTCCCAATCAGTTTTGGGCAGGCTCAATAGATTTTTCACAATCTTACATAAAAATCAATGGAAAGTATTGGTGGAAAGGTACAAAGCCTGAGTATGCTCTACTTTATAACAAGAATATAAGTCTTTTAAAAGCAGAAGATTTTAACAGTATTAAGGAGAGCTCTAGTGGTGTCGCAATATGGGGGGGTGATGCAATCTCTACCGGATCACAAGGTGGTGGTATACGAAACCTTAATCAGCAAGATAGTATTACTTTTAACAAATCATTGCCAGCTGGTAAATACACAGTCACATTCAATTACTATTCACAAGTAAACTTTAGAATGCATCTTGTACAATTCACAGCAACATATGAAGACGGTACTACTGAAGTTGTATATTCAAATACTTCATTAGGTGATACTGCTTATGGAGGCGGTGAAAAGGCTGATGTTACAACTACGATGACCTTTAATAAACGTATAAAAGGTATAACAACTCTTGCACAAGGATCTGGTAATGGCAATGGCTGCTATGGAGGTTTTGGTAAGGTTAGAATGAGTCTCTCAGGAGCACAACAATAAGGAGATAATATATGCAGATAGGAGATATTTTTACACAAGAGGATTTTCTAAGACATAGTATATGGGCAACAGCTCATAAGGCTATGATCAAAGACTTAAAAGATGGCAAGTATCAGCTGGTGTCTACTTCTGAAACAAGAGATCCAACTGATGAAGAAACTAAGAAAGCTAGACAAAGCTTATACGCTTTTTGTGTAGATAATTTAACAGCACATATTCAAAGATTGCGTGATGAAGAACAGACAGCAGAAGTGTTAGAAGAAATTTCTAAATTAAAACTAGAACGTGAAGAGCAGGTTAATAGCATTAAAAAAGATTTTCCATATTCTTCTGCATCCTCTGATGACTTTTATACTTTGAAAGGTTTATAATATACCTAGAGAAACAAGAGTAGAGCTCAGTAAAGCTATGGAGATAGCTAATAAAATGGTGAAGCCATGGCAATGGACTACTATAATTCTTTCAGGAGTTATTGCGGTTCTATCTGTAATTATTATATTAACTGATGCAGACGTAGACAGTTCTGTAGAAGCTAGTAAATTAACTGCAGAAAGTCTTGTAAGTCCTACTGTAGTTTCTAAATAGTATAAGGAGATACTTAAATGGCTAAAATTAAACTAAGAACTCGTGTAAGAGCTAGAGGGTTAGCTGCTAGAAGACTTAAGATAAGAAATAAGATTATTCTTAAAGGTTAATACAAATTATGTTTAAGACAGATAGAACATTCATTAAAGGATTATTAACAGAGTCTAGTAAAGAAACTGTAAGTTCTCTTATTAAGTACTTCGATCTGACTATATTATTAGAAAGAACTTTAACAGAACTTTATGTTGAAGGTTTATACATTAAAGAGATTGCTTATAAGTATAACGTTGATGAAAGAACTATTAAAAGATATCACACTAAAGCTTTAGATCTAGCAGAAGCAAATGTTAAAGCTAGAATTAAGATGTCACTTTAGTGTCCTTTCTAAGGCATTATAGAAGCTATATCAAATATGTTATAATACTGGTGTAAGGATGGCATAGGGCTGTCCTAATCAACTAGGAGAATATAACTATGATGATTAAAACTTCTGATGGTGAGAAGAATGTAGCTTCCAAAGGTCTTGGAGGAGCTGCTTTAGGTCTTGCCATTCCTGGCACAGTTGCCTTGGTAAATCAATTGGCAGGTGGTGCATGGGGCTTGGGCAGAGCTGCTAATGTTGCTGAAAGCAACTGCGGACACAATCATGTAACCCACGATACTCGTGTTATTGGTGCTCTTGAATCTGAGTTGGCTCGTGTTAACTCTGAGCGTTATGCTGATATGATTGGTATAAACACATACAAAGAAGCTATTGCATTGTCTAATAAGAATGATGACAAGATCAATGCTAACTACAAAGAACTTGCACAGTTCATTACTGCTTTAGATAAACAGATTGCTGTTGAAAGAGCTAATACTGAATGCAATTTCCGCTTCTTGGACAACAAGATTGATAGCCGTGCTCGTGAACTGTATGAGTATGTCAATGGCCACTTTGTACCTGGTAAATTGATTATGCCTAAATCTAGCATCTGTCCGGAACCGTTGTCTGCTTGTACGCCTGTAACCTTCCCGGCTCAGGTTGTTACGACTGCTGCTGCTCCTACCACTGGTGAAGTGGCTCTTAACGCTATGAAAGCTAGCAAGTAAGGAGGCAGGAATGTTGGACGGTGTGAAAGCTTTGGAGACTCTTCGGCAAATGGTTGATAAGCCTCAACAGAATTATTGGAGTAAGTTAAAGGACTCAACTGGATCTATGGATGTGTCACAGATAACCTATGTCATGTCACAAGATTCAGTAAAGGAGAAGTATAGAGAAATGCTAGAGGCCTTTAATAGCTTCTTGTTTGAAAAGTTTAAGGAGGACTTCTCCGCCGTCCCTACATTCCAACCTGTAGTAGAAGATTATGTGAATGCTGTATTAAAGTCTGCAGAGAATTATGGCAATCATGTAAAGGATCTTGAAGAGGAAAATAAAAGACTGAGGGAGGCTCTCGATGCTAACAGATGTCAGGCAGAATGAACTTGACTTAGCTGAAGAGAGACTATTCACAGGTCTCTTTGGAAGCACTACATTAGATGCAAAAGCTCAATGGCTGTTAAAGTTTCTTGGTATAGATATAAATGATTTAATACAAAATTTTGAAGGCGTAGTGAAACCTTTGATGGATGATGATGGGCTGGTTAATGCTGAATTAGCTCGCTCGTTAGTCTCAACAAAATCTCCACTGCTCTCTAATATCATACCTACTTATAACTTTCGTTTGGTTGATGTGTCTGATGGTGTTGTAGAACTATTGAAAGGACTATTAAATGGAAGAATATAAGAAGAGGATTTGTGCTGGCATCAGTATGGTGCTTGAGAAATCTGAAAAGATTGGTAGAGAAAAAAGA